ACTTCTGCATATGCTGCAGCAAGAGATTCTAGATTTGATGAAGTCCATGTAGTAGTAATTGATGCTTTTGGAACTGTAACTGGAAATGCTGGAACAATTCTTGAAAAGCATTTAAGTTTGTCGAAGGCATCTGATGCAGAGTTTTCTGTGGGCAATCCATCTTACTGGAGAAAGTATATTGCAAATAATTCGCAGTATATCTTCGGTCTAGGATCACCAACCGGTATTGTAACCACAGGATATAGTAGTGGTTTCAATTTAGAATCGGACGTTGCTTGGGATCAAGAAGCAGAGGGAATTACCTTTGCTGCTGCTGGAGCATCTACAAACACCCTCACTGGTGGTAAAGACTACAGTGGTGTGGCAAACCTTGATACTGCTGGTTCTCTAACAGCGACTCTTGGAGAGTTGTCTGACGGATATGATTTATTCGAAAATACAGAAAACTTCAAAGTAGATTTCCTTCTGATGGGATCTGCCGCATATGATATTTCAACTGCACAGGCACTTGCCAATAAACTGATTTCTGTTGCAGAATTGAGAAAGGATGCAATTGCATTCATTTCGCCATACAGAGGTGCTGCTCTCTCGGATACTTCGGTACAAACTGCAGTAACTGTAAGATCTGCTGCCGATATTACTGATAACGTAATTGAGTTTTATGCTCCGGTTTCATCTTCTTCTTATGCAATCTTTGATAGTGGATACAAATACATGTATGATAGATTTGCAAATACCTTTAGATATGTGCCATTAAATGGAGATATTGCCGGTCTTTGTGCTCGTAATGATATTAATAACTTTGCTTGGTATTCACCTGCAGGAACTTCCAGAGGTGCAATCTTAAATGCAGTTAAACTTGCATACAATCCATCAAAAGTTCAAAGAGATAAACTCTACTCAAATAGAGTCAATCCGGTGATATTCTCACCTGGAGCTGGAATCATTCTCTTTGGCGACAAGACGGGTCTAGCTAAAGCATCTGCATTTGATAGAATCAACGTACGTCGTTTGTTTGTTTATCTTGAGGATGCAATTTCTCAAGCAGCAAAGGATGCTCTCTTTGAATTCAATGACGAAATCACTAGAACAAACTTCGTAAATACAATCGAACCATTCTTGCGCGATGTCCAAGCCAAGAGAGGAATCTTTGATTATGTTGTTATTTGCGATGAGACAAATAACACTGCTGCTGTGATAGATAATAATGAATTCATTGCAGACATTTACATCAAACCAGCAAGGTCCATCAACTTCATTGGACTCAACTTTATTGCCACCAAGACTGGTGTTGATTTTGAAGAAGTAATCGGAAACTTTTAATTTAGAGGTTTAACACAAAATGGCAACCAGAACCCAACTTAACACAATTCCATTAAGAAAAATTACAGACTTCAAGAGCAAGCTGTCGGGTGGTGGCACCAGAAGTAACCTCTTTGAAGTTGAGCTTGCTTTCCCAGCAGCACTTGGTATTGACTCAAATACCCTAGACAAGAGTAGATTTCTTGTCAAAGCAGCAAATCTTCCTGCATCAAATGTTACTCCTGTTGAAGTAGCATTCAGAGGAAGAACTTTAAGACTTGCTGGAGATCGCACATTCGAAAGCTGGACGATTACTGTTATTAACGATACTGACTTTGCAATTCGCTCTGCATTTGAAAAGTGGACCAACTACATGAATCGCCTTTCTGATGCAACTGGCACTACAGATCCAGCACTTTATCAAGCAGATGCATTTGTTTATCAACTTAATCGTGATGGAAGCATCTTAAGAGCTTATCACTTCTATGATTTATTCCCAACTAGCGTAAGTGCAATTAACTTGGCATACGAGACTGAAGCAATTCAAGAGTTTACTGTTGAAATGCAAGTACATTGGTGGGAAGCAATTAAAGGATCTTCGCCAGCAGCAGGCGGTGAAGATATTAACTAAATAGAGTATCATATAACGTTTAACTTATAAAATGGCGAAACTTTTTGGTTTTTCGATTGAGGATAATGAAAAAAAATCCAAATCAATAGTTTCCCCCGTACCTCAAACCGATGAGGACGGGGTTGATTATTATATTCAATCTGGATTTTATGGTCAATATGTAGACATTGAAGGTGTTTATAGAACTGAATTTGATTTAATGCGCCGTTATCGTGAGATGGCACTTCATCCAGAGTGTGATAGTGCCATTGAAGATATTGTAAATGAAGCAATCGTAAGCGACCTTTATGATTCTCCCGTTGAGATTGAATTAACAAATCTAAACGCAAGCGATAAGTTAAAGGATATAATTAGAAAAGAGTTTAAGTCCATCAAAGAGATGATGGATTTTGATAGAAAATCTCACGAAATTTTTAGAAATTGGTATGTTGATGGAAGACTTTATTATCTAAAAGTCATTGATATGAAAAAACCTCAAGATGGTATTCAAGAATTGAGGTATATTGATCCAATGAAGATGAAGCACGTTCGTCAAGAAAAGAGAACGAAGGGAAAAAATGGCACAGATATTGTAGATAGATTAAATTATAATGGAAATTCGGCAAATAATTTAGATACAATGTATTCTGAAATGGAAGAATACTTTATCTACTCTTCAACTCCAAGTTACCCGATGGGTAATTTAAGTGGAGCTTCTAAAGGTTCTCTTAAAATCGCTAAAGATTCAATTACATATTGCACCTCAGGATTGGTTGATAGAAATAAAGGCACAGTTCTTTCATATCTACATAAAGCAATTAAGGCACTCAATCAACTCCGAATGATTGAGGATTCTCTTGTCATTTACAGATTATCAAGAGCACCAGAGCGTCGTATTTTTTATATTGATGTTGGCAATCTTCCAAAGGTAAAAGCAGAGCAATATCTCAAAGAGGTTATGTCTCGCTATAGAAATAAATTAGTTTACGATGCTAATACTGGAGAAATCCGTGACGATCGTAAATTTATGAGTATGCTTGAAGATTTCTGGCTCCCTCGTCGTGAAGGTGGTAGAGGAACGGAAATTACTACTCTTCCAGGTGGTCAAAATCTTGGAGAATTGTCTGATATTGAATATTTCCAAAAGAAACTTTATAGATCTTTGAATGTACCCGAAACCAGAATTGCTGGGGGTGGAGAAGGATTTAATATGGGTCGTTCTTCAGAGATTCTGAGAGATGAATTAAAGTTTTCTAAATTTGTCGGTCGTCTGAGAAAAAGATTTGCTCAGATGTTTAATGATATGCTTCGTACCCAACTTCTTCTGAAGAATATAGTTTCTCCCGAAGATTGGGAAAAGATGGAAGATCATATTCAATATGACTTCCTTTACGACAATCATTTTTCAGAATTGAAAGAAGCAGAACTTCTCACAAATCGTTTGACACTTTTGACTACGGTAGAACCTTATATCGGTAAATATTATTCAACAGAGTATGTGCGTAAGAAAATTCTTCACCAAACAGACTCCGAAATTATCGATATTGATTTACAAATTGATGATGAAATTGAAAAAGGTATACTCCCAGATCCAAATGCACCAGTAGATGAAATGGGAAATCCATTACCCCCTGCAGGTGAGGAAGGTGCTGGACAAGCAATTGAGCAAGGTGCTGGAGGAGAGGTGCCAATTGAACCAACAGTAGATGTGTCGCAGGTAGAGATAAAAGAACCTAAAGGTGGCAAAATATAAATAGTCCTATAATAATAAAATAAATTTATGGAAGAACTTATCGATTTGATTGCATCTGATGGTGCTCCAGCAGATGTTTCCGACAGAATTAAAGAATTTTTGTATGCAAAAGCTGCTGATAGAGTAGATGCTGCTCGTCCAGAAATTGCTGCAGTGATGTTTGGTGAAGATGATTCTACTGGAGATAACGAATAATGGCAATAAAAATTGTCCAAAATGTAAATAGAATTTCCCCTACAGTTTCTGTAGCCGCTACTAGCAATCCAATTGCACTCAAAAGCGGATATATTCGTGTTGCTTGTGCTTCAACAGCAGTATATGTAGAAACTGGGGGAGAACCTGTAGCTACTGTTAATTCTTTCTTGATTTCTCCTTTTGGAAATGAAGTTTTAAAGGAAAGACTTGCAAAGCAGCAGATAGTAGGAATTACTACAGGAGCATCAACTGTAATTACTTTTGATAATAATGCAGGGAATCCTTTCTTGGTTGGTGATTATGTAACAATTGAAAATGCCCAACCTGTCGGAATTAATACAGTTCATAGATTAGTAACTGCTACAACTGATTCAACAGTTACTATTGCTGCAAATACATCATCAATTGTTGGAGTAATTACTGCAACTGGATCTACTTTATCCAGAAGCGTAAGAGTTTCAGCTCTTGCTCTTGATAACACCACAAATGTGACCATCACAGAAGTAGTACAATTAGTTTCCGAATAAAATGAAACTCATCACAGAAGAAATTCAAAAAGTAGAGTTTATTACCGAAAAAGTAGGTAATAAAAAAAATCTATACATTGAGGGTATTTTCCTTCAAGGTGATATTTGCAATCGTAATGGAAGAATGTATCCGATGGCAACTCTGAGTAAAGAGGTTGGCAGATACAATGAAAACTTTATTCAAAAGGGTCGTGCTCTCGGTGAACTTGGACATCCCGATGGACCAACTGTAAATCTAGATAGAGTTTCTCATAAAATTGTTTCTCTTACCCGCGAAGGAAACAATTTTAAAGGAAAAGCATTGGTTCTTGAAACTCCTATGGGTAAGATTGCAAAGTCTCTCATTAGTGAGGGAGTTTGTCTCGGTGTTTCTTCTCGTGGAGTTGGATCATTGAGAATGACCAATGAGGGTCACAAAATTGTTGGTGAAGATTTTATGCTTGCAACTGCTGCTGATATTGTAGCAGATCCTTCTGCTCCAGATGCTTTTGTTTCTGGAATTATGGAGGGTAAAGAGTGGATTTGGGAAGGTGGTATTCTTCGTGAAAAACTTGCCGAACAAACACAAAGAAGAATTAACACTCTTGTTGACCAAAAAAGACTTGAAGAGCATAAGTTGAATCTATTCAACGAATTTCTTTCAAATCTGTAAATTATAAATAAATATAGATTAAATACAAGATCTAAAAAAAATGTCCGTTGGTAGCAATTTACAAGAAATGGAAAACGTAGTAACCAAAGGGGCTGCACCTGCCGAGCCAATGCACAAACTGACTGGGACTACTCCTGGTCAAACTGCTGGTTGGGAAGATCTCGGTGGTCCTACTCCAGAAAATTACAAGCCCGATGATAGTTCAGCAGAATTAAAGACTCCTGCTGCAACTCTTGCTCAAGTAAAGGATGTTGTTAATGCGAAAGCACAAGCAGCAATGCCTATGCAAGGAGTCAAAGAGGAAGCAGAAGATGAAGAGGAAGTAGTTTCCGAAGCTGCTGAAGAAGATGAGGATGAGGCACCCGAAAAAGGAAAAGATGAGGGTGGCAAGCATAAAGAGGGTAAGCATAAAAAAGGCAAAGAAGAGCCTGGTGAAGAAGATGATGAAGATGAAATGAAAGAAGAATTTGATATCGAAGAAGATGTCAATGCTCTTCTGGAAGGTGAAGAACTCT